GAAGATAAGACAGTCATTTGCGGGGTTGTAATCAAAACAATTGAGGTGTCCGAAGTCGGTATGGATAATACCAAGCATCAATAACCCGTCGTCAGTTATCTTGTAGCGGGAAATAACTGTCTTGTCGCCGCTTGCGGAAGACCCCCATAATTCGCCCTTGACAAAAGTAAAGTCATTCGCGTTCGGAAAATCAGTAAATATTCGCTTAATCTGCCCTGTTTTTTCCGAAGTCTCGCCGATATTCGACATCTCTGCCGCGGGAATATTCAGCTTCACAAAGAGTTCGGCAGACGAGTTCGCCCCGGAAGCGTAACGCGTGGCAACAACGATAAGAGAAGCATTGTCGGGAACGCTCACATCATCAAACGAGATAAGGTTAGCGCCCGCAGCCGTCGGTTTTATACCTGAAATTAAATTGCTTGCGATACTATCCTTTGCGGAATAAAACGCAATTGAATAAGCCGCGGTTGAATTGGAATATAACTTTGCGCTAATTTTATTTATTGGATATTTGTCTGTATAGAAATAATACGAAAACCAACTCCCACTTGCCGTATACTCACCGTCTGCGGCTATATATCCGCGCTTGCGCGTGTCGTAATCTTCCAGCGACAACGTTGCATACGGAAGAGAAGCTACTTTCACTTTTTCTGCATCAGTATAGTCATTTGTTGAAAGCCCTTTACCGTCAACCTTATCAACTTTATTATTCAGTGCAACAGGAAATTGCGGCAAAGTTACCGCGCCGTCGTCTCCGAATCCGAGGGCAGACAGGATAAGTTTATACATCACCTTATATCCCTCATCGTTCGGATGCAGACCGTCGGAGTTAAGATAATCTGTCAACTTCGCTCCGGAGTACCGCAGATGTTTATCGAAAAGTTTATACAGCGAAATATATTCAACATTAAGGTCGGTTGCCACTTTCATTATGATATCGTCAACATCGTCCATGTGATAGGCGTTCGTTGTGATTGCTTCCTCTTTGGCAGATGACGGAATAGATGACATTATAACAACCGTTGTTCCGTTCGCTTGTATCTTTTCTATAATCGTTTTAAGATTAGAGAAAAACGTCGCTTTCGTATTTGTTTTTCGGTCGTTTGTGCCTATCATTAAAAGAACAACATCTTCCGATCCGTCAATGAGATTCGGGGTAACAAAAATATTGTTATACATCGTCTGCGAGTTCATACCAGAAGAACCGAGGTTGACGAACGTACAACCGAATTTTGCTGTCATGTATTCACGCAACATATTCGCCCAACAAACCCCGCTTGTATTTGTCTCAACGCCTATTTTCGAACTTTGAACAAAACCCGTACCGCCGTAGCCCTCGGTTATGCTGTCTCCAAGCAACTTTATTTTTAGCGTTTTATCCGAAAGAACAAACTGCGACATTGCTTTGTGGATTGACAAGTGTTTTGCATTATTGTTTTCAATTGCCACAAACGCCGCTTCCGTTTTTTTCACTTGTATATCATCACTCAGGTATTTGTCAAGTGTCTTTGCGTATTCGTCATAATCGGCATTGTATACCGAAAGGTTTTGGTTGGTGAACCCTACCATATAGGATTTGGCAACGTCCGTCGTTGTTGTGCTTATACGAATATATTCGCAAGAAGAATAGTCTATTTCTGACGCGGTTCTGTATCTTGTCTGCCCGCTCTTCGTTGTGTATGCGATTTTCGGTTCGGGGAAATTATACGTTCCTGTCACGAATGTTTCAACGCCGTCAACTGTTTTATATCCCGCTATTCTACAAGCCGTTGTCCCTGTCATCGCTTCTGACATACTGCAAACAACGTATTTTCCCTTTACGGGGATTTTGTCGGAAAGAACGCCCGCCGCGTAGTCAAGTATTGTGCCTCCTACGTTAAGAGCTTTTCCCGTTATAGCCGCAGAAGCGTTGAAATGATTGTTACTTGTTACACGCTCAACGTCATATATGTCGGCTTTGCCTGCGACCTTCGCGACCTCCGCCTTGTCCTCGTTCGTGAAGTCGTTCGTCGAAAGCCCCTTACCCGCAACTTTGTCAACCTTGTTCTTGAAGTTTGAATAAACATTTGCTTCGACTTCCGCGATCTTCGCGTCTATCCTGTCTATCTGTTCTGGCACGGTTTCTTCAAGAAAAGATTTTGCGCTGTCTGTATAGTCGTTTGTCGAAAGCCCTTTGCCTGAGACCTTATCCACTTTGCCGGAGACCTTTGCAACTTCCGCCTTCTCCTCGTTCGTATAGTCATTTGTCGAAAGTCCCTTGCCCTCAACCTTGTCCACCTTGCCGTTCAGCGCCGTATCGGTCTCATCGGAAGTTTTTATATTCTTCCAACCCTGCGTTCCGTAAAACTGAAACTGTCCGCCGCTTTCGCGGATCTTCTCAATGCATCCCTCGTCTGAACCGGCAGGAGTTTTTACCGCAATGGTAACACCGTCGGGTCTGCCGGTGGAATCCTCCACCGTCAATTCCGCCGTGCTTGATATACGCGTTTCCCCGTCTTTGGATTGTCCTATCCAAACTTTGATTTTTCCCGCGTCTTCGAGAAATGTTGACGGGATAGCCACGCCGCTTGCGGAATACTTCTCGACATCGTAAGACATGAACCTTGCGGAAGTGTCTTTCTGCATCGCAAGTTCAACGGTATTTCCTCCCGACTTCCACCAATCGTCAAGTGTCAAGCGGATAAAGTACACGCCTTCTGTTCTGCTGAAAATTCGGGTTTCCGGATTCAGCAAAACAAAGCCTGTTTCCGTCGCGCTCATTTCAAGAATGATTTTCTTGCTCATTTATATTTCCTTTCCGCGACGCCCCTTTATCGGAGCGTCGCCTTGTATGCCGCATAATCTTCTTCAAGCCATCTTTCATACTCCGCTGTATGCGTGCCTTTTTTCGTCAGACACCATTTGCGGATAGTCTCTTCGTCGTAACCGACATCAAGACTGACAAGCATTGAGATTATAGCCTTTTGTTTCCTCGTGTTTCCCGTAGCGAAAGCGTACCTGTATTCGTCCTTATACTCACCCGTCAACTTTGTTCTCACAGCCTTATCCGCATCGTCTTTCGTTTTGCCTTTTCCCTTGTAGATTTCACGGACTTTTCCTATGACGAACTTTGCGTTCGCATTGCTGCCGTCTTTCAGACAGGACAAAACATCTGCGGGTTTATATCGGTCTTTTTCTTGTTCTTCGCTGCTCTGCTCTTTCGGAACATACTTTGCCGCGAGTTCGTCTATCTGACTGTCGGTCAGCCGGCAGTCCCTGCGCAGCACCGTCCGCGCTTCACGGACAGCCGCCGCGTCAATATCATAGAACACCGTCGCGATATTCTTATCAAGCATTGAAGCGTATTTTTCAACCGCCGATATTCTGATGTTCTCCGAAACGTTGATACCGTTCAGAATGCTGTCATACTGCGGCAGTTTGCCCGCCTGCTTCGCGTCGTAAGCCTCTTTTATGCTCTTGTTTTTTGCAAGTTCCGTCGCAAAGCCCGAAGTGTATGCCGCATCGCCGTATTTCTCCCGAGCCTGTTTTTCGAGTTCCGAATAATCCTGCCCTTTGCTCCAAGCGTCGTATATCTGCGCAAACAGGTCGCTTTTCTTAACACTTGAAACATATTTGCCGATACGAAATTCTATCTCGTCCCTTGTCATGTGCAGTTTTTCTTCGAGATACTTTTTCGCCGCGGCTATCTCGTTTCCGTCTTCGCTTTCGCAGGCGGTCTTGATTTTCGATTCGACCGTGTTGATATAACTCTCCGCAGCTGCATCGACAAGTTCTTGCGGGAACTCTTTTATTTCGTCAAGTATCTTCGCATACTTTTTACTGTCGCCCGCGGTATACGCTCTGTAAGCCTCCGCAATACGTTCGTCTTTCGTGAGCGCTTTTATAACGCCTTTTTCAAATTTATCCTCGATTTCGTCCTGTTTCGAACCTCGATTCAATTCAAAATCTTCAAGCGCTTTTTTGAATATCTCCGCGGCTTTTGTTTCCCCGTCGCGCACAAGTCCCACATACGCCGAATACCCGGAAGAAGCCTGTTCAAAGTCTATATCGTAAAAATAGCCTTTTTCCCAAAGCATATTCCAATTTGAAACAAACAGTCCCGAAGATATATCCTGCCCGTATTGCACAAAGCCGTAAATCAGAGAATACAGAGCCTCTACCGGAATACCCGTAAAAGAACCGATTGTGCTGCAAACCTTTTTCGCTTTATACGCATCGAAATCCTTGAACGAAAAATTTGTTATAAGGTCAACAAAATCATTTACCGCATCAAGTCTCGGATCTGAAACGCCGTATGTCTTAAAGGCTTCTTTTATATTGTCGTTCGGAATAACCTTTGCGACGAACGCCGAGAAAAGTTCTGTAAGCGGCGATATAATAAGCGCCGTGCTTACGCAGTCTGTCACGAACCCGAAAAGAATTTCTTTCGCCAGATTTTTTACCGTGACCTTTTCATCGTCGTCTTTATACTTGTAGTGCTTATGTTGCAGTATGCTGAACAACTCCGTCAGAACGCGGAAAGCCAACTGCCCCGCCGTGAATCCGACAAGTGTTCTTCCGAAGTTCCGAACGGCTTCTTTGTGCGTCGCCTTTCCTCTTGTCGCCACCGCTTCCATAAAAGAGAATTGCACCATGCTTTTTGTCATCGTTGTCTGCGAAGTAAACATCGAGATAGTCCGAAGCAAGCCGTTTGCGGTCTTTTGCAGCTCCGTGCCGTGCATAACGCCGCCGACCTGCTGCGTGTAGTTTATAGCCTTACGGACACGCTTCTTGACTTCCGTCCAATATTCGGCAGAACCTTTCTTGAAGCCTGCGTCAATAACGTCTCTTTTTACCGCTTCCCCGATAATGAGACATGTATTCGCGTCCGTGGCAACCATCGCGTTGAAATACCACCCTATGAGTTTTCTGTTTACCGCATTTCCGCGCAATGCCCAGTCTATGATACCCCTTGTTTTTTCATTCATTCTCGCCATATCAACGGAGAATGTGCCCCTCAATCTGTCGGAGAACTCATATATTCCGTGCTGCTCATATTCGGCAAGCAATGCGCTTTGTTTTGCTTTGATATAAACCTTATACGGCAGTCCCGTTATACCGCGTTTATACCAGCCGCCCGGGCTGAAACGTCCGAGGTTCTTATATGAAACCGTATGCAGCGCAACCGGCAACGCCGTGACCTGTTTAACAATGACTGACGGTGTGTTCAATACCGAACTTATAAAAGTACCGTTAAGAGTACCGAATGCGTTATTTACAACGTTCTTCACCTTAGTTTCCCTCGGTCTGCCCGCAAGGTCGTTTTGAAGTCTGACAAGGTAGTCGCGAACGTCTTTGCCGTTGGTGAACTTCTCCGCAAGTTCCTTTTGAACCGATGACGTTCGCCCGTTACCCTCTTCGAGTTTCGTTCCCCAGATAGTACGGAACTGTTTCAGCGGCAACATCAGTTCAACTATATTTGCGGTACTCTTTGCCTCGTTCAGTATAAGCCCGTGCATTCCCGCTATCTTGATATGCTGCGGCGCGTGCGGCGTTATTTCTTTCAGCTTGCCGCTCTGTTCATATTTCATCACGGTCTCGCCCTCGCGCATTGTGTCGGGCACTTTACCCTGCACTTCAAGCGTATCGACCGTCATCGGAATATAATACGGGTCAACATCAAGATGCAGAAAGAATCTTTCGTAATACACCCTGTCAAGGTCTTGCCCCGCCTTGCGGAAAAATTCCTGCGAAGTCTTAAACCATTCTTCCGCATATTTTCCCGCTTCCGAGCCGTCAAAAAGGATTTTGCGAACCTTTTCCATTTGTTCAAGCGTGACAAGAGAAACGGTATCTTTATAATGCGGTTCAAATGCCTTTTCGAAATCGCCTTTCTTCAACTGCTTTCTGTTGCCGAGTTCGAATCCCATGTACTGTAAGTGTCTTATCTTGTCCGAGTGTATCTCACGCTGCCAAGTCATATACAGTTGCAGCAGCTCCGACCGCGACATTTGTATCTTTTCGCCCGTGTCGGCGTCCTTGAACGGGGTGTCGATATAGTCGCTCGTGAACTTCTTATACTTTTTCAATCGTTCATCTGCCGTCTTTTTATCCAACACTTTCGAAGAGCCGTTGAGTTTGTCAAACGGCATCAGATATTCAAACGCGCGGGACGTCGCTTCATACTCCGCCTTTTCAAGGTCTTCAAAAGTCTTGTATATCGTACTCTCCCGGTCAAAATTCGAAAGCACTTCCGCAAAGCGCATCGGGTTCGCGGTCATCATAACACCGAAATCGCTTATCTTCTTCCTGCCGAGTTCGGAAATTTCCCGCCTCACTTCGTCCCTTACAACTTTCAGTTCCGCCGCTCTGCCGTCAAGATACACCTTGTTCGCGTCGTTCAGCGTCTTGTATATTGCCCTTACAAGCTGATAAACCTCTTTCATTTCCGGGGCGTTCAGACTGTTCAGCGTTCTGCCGTCCATCTTCGCGGCAAGGGAATCTATCTGTTTTGCGTATAACGCCATCGAATCCCCGTCAAGTATTTCTTTTTGTGCCTCGATAGCGCCTTTCTTCACGGCGTCTATAACGCGGGAAAGCTGCGTATATCCTATCTCATCGTTAACTTCAAACGACCGCACAAGGTTCGCCAATTCACGTTTGACGCTTCCCGTAACATCTTTCGCCGTCAACTTCTTTGAGATCTGCGAAAGCAGCCTGCCGAGTTTGTCTCGGAACTCCGCAAGATTTCTGCGCTCCGTCTTTCTCGTCTCTCGCTCAAACGCACGCGCATAAGCATTGTTCTTTCCGAGGTCGTATGAGATCTGTCGTTCCGCTTTCCAATACGCCGCGGCGGCATCTTCGCTTTCTTTCATAAGTCTGTTTATTTCTGCTGTTTCAGCCTTAAACTGATTGAAATACGGATCTGTCTTTTTGATTTCAAGAAGTTTTTCAAAAACTTCCCGTCCTACGCTCTTTTCGGCACTTGCTTCTTGTGAAGTCTTTCGCGAAAACAGTTCGTGTACCGCTTTTGCGAAATCGAGAATTTCCTCTTTCGCTTCCGTCTCGGCTTTTATCCGTTCCGCCTGTGCCTGTTCTTCGTCTGTCAGATTATTCGTTTCCGTCTTCGTCTCTTGCGGCGAATATGCCTTAACGTCTGTTCTGCCGCCGTAGGCACTTTGCTTTCCCTCGGGTGCTCCGTATGCGCTCTGCGTTCCCGCCTTGCCGTATGCACGGTTGCTTTCTTCCTCTTTCGCTTTCGCTTCGTCCTCCGAAACAACTTCCCAGCCGTGCCTGAACTCTTTATCCGTCTGTCTCAAAAGTTCCTCGGCGCGCTGTCCGTCAAGCGCTTCGGTCAGCGTAATGCCTTTCAGGCGCGAAAACTTAACGGCGCCGTTCATATATCTGTTTGCTTCCGCAAGGCTGCCGAAAGTGTCAATAACGTTTCTGTATTGATCTCCGACAAGTTTGACGGTCTGCCCTTTTATCTTCTGCGCCCATTCGCTTTTATCCGCAAGCTTTTCGCTCTTTTCCGTAATATCCGAAAGGATAACGTCAAACTCACGCACAAGAGCCTCATACGACGGCTGTTTATCCGCCGCCTTGTTCAGGTATATCTCAACCGCGTTTTTCAGTTCCGCGGCAAGTCCCGAAATATCCGCGCCCTCGGCTTTATATTCTTTCGCAAGTTTTTCCAAAACGCTTTTGTATTCGGAAAGATTGAACGGTCGGATATATGCCTTATCCTGCGCATAAGCCATAAACGCGTCGTATATCTGCTTATGCTCTTTTTGCAGTTTGGCAAGCCCCGCCTTTGTCGCAAAGTCGGAAACAGTCGGCTCGTATGTGTCCGTTATCTCCGACACCGCTTTCATTATTTCCCAATTTTCGCCCGTCGCCCGGTATGAACCGGTCTTCTTCACGGCTTGGAAATTGTCAAGAAACAGTTTTGCGTATCGGCTGACATTCGCGTTTCTTGCCTGCAACTGTGCAAGTATCGTTCTCAAACTGTCCATGCGTTTAAGAAGCGCTTCTTTATTTTCAAGTATCTGCGTCAGCCGCTTCGTTTGCTCTTGTCGATATCCGCTGTCTATGTGTTCCTGTGCCGTAAGCGCGGCAATCTCTTTTCTGATATTCTCAGTTTCTTCTTTCAATGCCGCATATTCCGCTTTGTAATCTTTGCCGAAAACGTCTTCCGCTTTCAGCGCTTTCACGGGTTCTTTTTTCTTACTTTGCTTTTTGTCGAAAGTTTTTTTCTCAAACTCATTGACTTTTTTTTCATTCTGTGATATTATTCTTTCAGAAGACTTATCAAGGTTCGTTTCGGACGTAAGTTCAGGGCTTAAAGGCATTGAACTCTTGATGGTCTTCTTTTTTATGAACGCGCTTTTTATATGCAATGTTTTGTTTTTGGAATCAGGACAAGCCAGAGCGCAATAATATGTGCCGTCAATCCTTTTAATAATTGAGATAACGGGAGAAGGATTATTGTATTTGTCTCTGTATTGAGAATCATATACTCTCTCCCCGCTACGATTCAATGTATATTGCGCATTGTCTGCATTTTCAATAATAAAAGGCATACGCGCCACATCATTGTTATCACGCATAGAAGAATCGTTTTGTCCATTTTTTCCGTGCCTTTTTTCTATGTGCTTTATACCCTCGCCGCTTATCTGAACTTTATAATCAGACACATCGAAGCCCAATAGGTCCGATATTTTTTCTTTTATCTGTTCAGAAAAATTGTTTTCAAAGGTATGATGCATCCATGCAAGTCTCTTCTTGTTTGTTTCCTTTTTCGCCTCTTCGACAAATGAAAGAAAAACGGGATCAATGCCTTTGATATATCCGTCTATTACGGTACGCATATCATACGGATATGAAGATGTTTCTTCAAACTTTACAGATGTGCTTTCATTCTCTGCTATGCGAAACGTTACGTTCTGTTTAATCTCGGCTTCTTTCTTCTTGCTCTGCCTCTTTGTCGAATCATTTTCCGAATTTTCGGATATAATGGTATTGACAATACCTTTATTTTGTGATATAGTATTGTCAGAGGATACCCCTGATCTATCGGAGTTCGCTTCTTGCGGACCGGTATTGGGTATCCTCTTTTTCATTGCAAAAGAGGTTTTTTGAAAATCTACAAGGTCATACAATACCATCTCGCCCGACGCTGTAAATCCGACAATTATATTTGCGGAATAATCATTCTGCCCTATACGCAGCAGTATATCGCCTCTTGCAAATTCCTTGAAACTGTCTTTTCTTGCGTGCTTCAAGTCCTCATTTATGTAATTGGTACCGGAAAGAACTATTTCGCCGAGATTGTTTGCAGCTTTAAATTTATCTCGATATACACCTGAATCGAAACGGCGGATATTTTTGCTGTATGCGGAACCGACATATTCATTGCGCGTTATTCTGTTTACTTTAATAAGTCTTCCGCTGACAGGTACTCCGTCGGAAAACTTATCCTTTATAACTTCTTTCACGGTCTTTATCCATTCGGACTTCGGAACGCCGTCAAGAATATTTTCTTCGACAACAACAACGGGCTTATTGTCCGTTGTGTATTTTATACTGTAACGAACTTCCCCCCTTATATCCTCCACAAGTTCCGCACGCTGCACGTCGTCCGCCGCCGTGTCCATGGCGTTCATGAACATATTTGAAAGATGTCTGTAATTCGTCGCCTTGTCGCGCAGTTCTATTCTCCACGTTTCCGTGCCGGTCAGGCGTGAAAGCATTTCCCGTATACTGTCGGAAAGATGACGAAGCATATCTGCAACCGTCACACGCGTTTCTTTCGACATCTCTTTGATTATGCCTTTTTCGGAAAGCACGTCAAAAAGCGAATCCGCCACTATCTCCGAATCTATAACTTCTTCCGCATATCCCCGCGCCCGCATTTCCTTGCGGGCTTTTTTCGCGCCCGCTTCGCCGAGCATATCAAACACAAGTTTCTTCAATTCCTCGGCGGCGGACTTGTTTCTCTTTTCCAGATAGTGATAGCCCTCGTGGGTAAAAGTCGCCGTCAACATTCCGTAGTCGGAATTGATGTCTATTACTATCTGATTTTTCCCGACAAAAAGCCCGTTCGACGCCTCCGCATATACGCCGTTGCCAAGCATATCCGTAAACGTTACATGTATGCCCCACTTGCGCGCAAGCGCGTTAATCAGGCGCACCTGTGCCGCGAAGTTACGGCTTTTCATCTTTCGGTCAAAGTCCGCACGGTCAAGCAGCGCATACGATGTGCCTTTGCGCCCGTCACGGGCAAGCTCTGCCGCGCCGTCCGCAATCGCTTTCGCTTTCAGTTTCTGCGAAATGCGCCCCTCGTACCTCGATAAATCAACGTCTTCCGCTATGCCCGCTTTTGCCGCGGACTTAAAAGCCTCGTAAGCCTCGATACGTTTTTCAAGCGGGATAAGGTGCGAACCGTCACCCTCGACAACGTCCTCGTCGCCCTCATCTTCCATAAGCATTTCACGGACGTCGGGTCTGTATCTCTTAATAAGACGCTTATCTTTTTCGTCAAGCTCGGCAATAAGTTCCGCAGACCTTTCAACAGCGTCCGCAAGCGTTTCGAGACTGTCCGTCTTTGCGCCCTGTTTTTTTACCTTTTCAAGCATTTCGGAAAAGTTTTCCGCAGTAACGTCCGTACCGGAAAGGAATGTCAGGTCGGTCAGAAGCCCGCTCGTCGGCGTCGCGGTTTTTGTATCGGTTTTTCTCACTCTTGCGTATGCTTCGCCGACGCGCTCGGTCAGGGACAACAAACCGCTCGCATCTTCTTTTGTATAATAATCTATATCGACCGCCTGCGCCTTTTGGGCGAAGAAACTGTTCGGAAAAGTTTTCGCAACGTTCTTCGCATATTCGACCGCGGCGGCATTTTCTTTATCATACAGATAATTCTGAACGGACTTTATCGCTCTTTTGCCGACGTCTGAAACTTCCGTCGCCTTTGCTTTTTCAAACTGCGTAACGGCATTTTTCTTCGTCACGGTCTCGCCGATCACCTTTTTAGCAGCCTTTTCAACAACGCCCTTAACGCCCGTGTTCTTAACCGCGGACGGATTTTTGCCCGCAAGTTTTTTAACCGCGCTTTTGAGTTCGGCATTCTTTGTTATGTCTTTGGCACTTATGCCTTCGCCCTTTGCCGCATAATCCGAAACTGTCTTTTTCGCTTCTTCGTATTCGAGATTCTGCTGAACATACTTGCCCACGGTTCGCGTCAGGGTTTTGCTCTGCAACTTCGTTTTGCTGTCGATTTTCGCAGTCGAAACCGTCTTTCCTTTTTTGTCCGCTTTCTGTTTTATCTTCTCTTTCTTCGCTTCAAGTTTTTCTTCCGCGGCGGTTATCTTCTTTCCCGCCTCTTCCGAAATTCCTTTTGCCTGTTCCGTCAGATCCGCGCGGCTTCTCACGGCATTGCCGAGTTCCGTTCTCGCCTGCTCTTTTGCACGTATTTCTCCCGCGGCACCCATCGCCGAACCGAGACCGCCGCCCACCGCGCCGCCTATAAAGTCCTGAAAAGACTGGTACAGGTGGTCGCCTATAACTTTCCGCACAGCGGAACCTCTGTCCTCGCCCGCAGAGACATATTCCTCGATTTCTTTCGCTATCTCGCCGCTGTCCTGCATTATTGCGAGGTCATAAACGTCGTTGACTATGTTCGATATAACTTCTTCCGTGCCCTCTTCGAACATATTCCAAAGGTGCGCTTTCGCGCCTTTCAGTTTTTCGGGCGAAACGACCGTGTCTATATTTATCGTTTCGGAGATATATTCCGCAAACGCCGAAACCCAACCGTAAGCAACGGCTTCGCGGTCGGAATATCCTTTTTCGTGCATCTGCACCATCGTCGAATAACCCGCGCCCGAGGACATCGTGAACAGCGTCATCTGTTTCGCAAAGTTCATCGCGACCGTTGCCGAAACGCCGAAATTCGCGCTGGCTATTTTCGCCAACCCTCCGAAGATTTTACCGCTCACATAACTGTCAAGAACGCTCATCGCGCCCGACAGAATTGCGTTCGACCATTCTTCCGTCGTCGCTCTTGCGTCTTCGCCGAATAATGCGGCACCGATATTTCCCGACACATGACGGGAAAAGTCGCCTATCGCTTCCTGTCTCATCTGCTGTCCCGCGAGAGACACGCGCCCGAACGTCCCGTAATAATTTTTCGGACGGTCTCCGCCGCCGCTGAACGTCGATTCAAGGAACGCGGGAATGGAAGCAAATATGTTTGTTCCCACGGAAAGAACAAGTCCTCCGAGGTCGAGAAGAGCATTTACGAATCCGTTGTCCGTATTCATGCCCTCGCGAATGGCTTCCTGCATCTTCTGCGCTTTTATCTGGTCTCCGAGCAGTTCTATCGCATACGCCACGTCTCCGCCCGTCTCTTCCGACAGCCCCGGCAAATAACGCTTGATGTATGCTTCGGCATACTTTTGGGCAAACGATTCATCATATACTGCGGCTTTGTCCATGGCAAAGTCAAGCAGCGCCTTTACCTGTTCAAACTTTGATAACGGTTTACCGTCTTTCGTTTGTGTCACGGAATCAAGAGTATCACGCGAAATATCGTTTCCCTGTTTGTCATAAACTCTCGTTAAAACATCTTTAAGAACTTCAACGTCAAACTTTTCAGCCTCCGCCGCAGTAATCTTTCCCGTGTCCCAGTAAGATATGCCGTCGGTATATATATCCACAAGCCCCTGTGCAAGTTCGCCGTCGTTCCCCAAAAGGGAAAGTTTCCAAGAAACCCAAGCCTGCTCTTTTCGATTTACACAAATGTTATAAAGTTCTCTGTAATGTACGGCGAGATCGTTTGCAAAATAATATGTATTGTCAAAGTGGTCGGTTCTCGCATACTCTTCTCTGTATCTCTTTGCGGCGTATTCATAGATGTCGTATGCTTGTTTTGCCGCACTTGCTATTTTGTTATATAATTCAAAACCTTTTTCAGGGTCAACGAATCTGATTGCTTCAAGGGCGATTTCAATATTCTTGTTTCCCTTATGTGTCGAAGAGTGCTTTCCGTCTTCTATGAAGTCTCCCGTAACTCGTCCGTCAAACCCTGCAAAGTCGTGAAAAAAACTACCTGTGTTATCGGATATGCCATCTAATATAAATTTACCGACTTTGCTTTCTCGCCCTGTAAATGTTCCAACATCTCCCGAACAGAAATTTTCTATATACGCTTCTGCCTCTTGCGGATTTTCAACGAACTTTATATATTGTTCGGCATATTCTCCGTATGTCTCCTTTGCATACGCTTCAAGTTCTTCCCGACTTTCTTTTGCGTTTTTCGCCCGTTCCTTTTTTTCTTCGTTTTCACGCAGCGCGGCGGCGTGTTCCTGCAATATTCCGTGCCTGTCGCTCTCGCCCTTGTTTATAACTCTGTCCGCAAGCACCCCGAGCAAAAATGCCTTTTCCGCATCATTCACACTTCTTTGCGCCGCAGCATATATTTCGTCAGATGTCGCCGTATCAATATTTATATTCTTTTTCTCGACCTCGATATAATCCCCGTTTCCCGCATTCTGTTTTTGCACGGCAAGATCTGCGGGCAGCCCTTTTCCTATTTTTTGCATTCCGGACAAAGAAACGGAAACAATATGATCCCCGTCGTTCTGCCCTATCAGCCCGAGCGCAAAGTCCGTGTCATACGCTCCCACATCAAGCGCCGTCGCTATATATCCGCGAACGTCGAGCGACTGTTCCAAACCGAGAGCTTTCGCCAACTGCGCCTGTGCCGTCATATTCTTTTTCAGGGTCGCGGCATAATACTTTCCGAGGTCGTCCACAAGTCCCGTCGCATACGCTTCGTTCACGCCGACATTCTTCATTGCCTCGATATAGTCTTTTCTCTTTGCCGCCGAAAGCCCGTTTTCGAGAATGTTCGTATAGGTGTTTTGTACGGACATATAAGCATTCATGCACTTGCGCTGAATGCTGCTTCCCTTTACGTTTTCATTTATATAGTCAAGGTCGTATACATAATTTCCGTTCGCGTCAACGGTATGAGCCATATTCCGGAATACCGTGTCCGCAAAGTCGTCAATACGGCTAACGCTCGTTTTCGTATTCGCCGTATGTTTCAGTCCCGTCTCGTCCTGTTTCCACGTCTTGTTTCCGTTCTTATCCGTCACAAACTGCCCGTTCTGTTCACGCAGCCCGAGCGGGTCACGGTCTGCAAGACTTTTCGGGGGTGTTATCTGCCCCCTGTTGTTGTTATAACTTCCTCTTTCGGGCGTCACTCCGTCCGTCGCCGTTCCGCCGCCAGTTCCGCTTTTGCTTGCCGCCGCTTTTCTTTTCGTCAGCGCAAATTTACGTTCCCTTAAATCGTCGGTAACTTTATTGTATGCGTCATGTTCTGCGTTCGAATAGTCTGTCTGCGCAAGGTCTGCCGCCGTCTGTGCGCGGTTCTTTTTAACATTCGCTTTCGTCAACGCCACGGAAGCCTTGGAACTCTTCGCCGAAACGTCCATAGCCCTTTTCGCGCGGTCGGCGCTCTGTTTTGCTTCAAAGCCTCTTGTCGCGGAAGCGGCTCTGCCCGCAGACTTCGCCGTTTCCGTTTCAACTCCCCTGTTAAATTCCGCGCCCTGCGCTCTGCCCTCGCCTATTTCTTTGCCCGCAAGCGCATCGGCGTATGCTCCGCCCTTCGCCGTCGCGCGGTCTATCTCCGCGATTGCCGCATCGGCACGCGACAAAAGGTCGTCAAACTCCGCGTCTGTTAAAATCCTCGTGTCTTTCGTTACGTCAGCCATGACATTTTTCTCCCTTTTCCGTTTTTATTTCTGCGATTTTTGCCAAGCAAAATATCTTTCGTTATAATCCATGTCCGCAACACGGTCGCGTATATTCTGCAATTTCGAGTTCAGCGCGCCGAGAGTGTCCGTTATCCTGTTTATCTTTTCAAGTCGGAGCGCTGCGACCTTTTCGTTGTTGTTCGCAACCGCCGTATTGTACTCATTGATAAGTTGCGCCTTTGCGCTCTGCAAGTCCGAAGCAAGCGACGACAGCTGCTGCTGCTTCTGCCTGAATGCGCCCGCCTTTACGGTCTCTTCGTACCCCGAACCGCGAAGCCCCTGCCGCGCCATACTTTCGCCGAGACGTCCGTTCCTGTTCGCGGACGGCTGATATGCAAGATTCACATTGCGCCTACCCGACATATATGCGTCGTTCGCTTCCTGTCCGCGGAGCGCAAGTCCCTCTTTCGTCGCGTCGAACTGCTGCCCGTATGCTTTTTCAATGTCGTTGTACGCAGACATATCGCTCGCTTTTGAATACCATTCATCAACGCCCGCAAAAGAAGAGTCCCGGTATGCTTTAACATTTTTATATTTTGTTGACGGCATCTTGCCGTATGCGTTTTTAACAACTCCGTTATTCAATGCCATTGATACTTCATTGCCTCCTTTATAATCGCACCGTTGACCGCATAATAAAACTTCATCGGCTTCGTTGATGAGTATGCAACGCTCATCGCCGTAAAGCGCGGAATATAAATGTCATACAGCAATTCGGCGTCTTTTAAGTCTTCGCTTACCGCCCGCTGTCCCAAATCCGCGTCCGAGTGCGGAACCCCGAACGGCACGGCAAATCTCGGTTCCGTATACTCCGCGTCCGCTTTCGCGTGAACCTCGATATTCTCACCCTCGATTTTCGCATACCCCTGCCGGCGTATCGGCTTTTTCTTGCAGTTCGGATAGCCGTAATTTTCAAACCGCGTCGTAACCACGGCAAGCACGGGAAATCTGTTGACCCCGTTATACGGATTTATCATCTCGTCCGTTCCGTCCGAGGAATCAAAAGCGAACACATAAAAAACATCTCCGCTTCTGACGGTCAGCGCAAGTGTGTCGTCAACATCTTCGAACACATCGTACACCCTCATCTTTGATGCCCACGCGCCGCCCGAAATATTTTTCCACGGCACAACATTGTCCCACTTGAACCACTCGTATTCCGTGGACTTCGTACCCGCATTGCTGAATCTTTGCCGAGTGTCCGCAAGCCATATACGCGAATTTGCAAAAACGCATATATATCCCTGATACCCGAACACTCTCGGTGCGCCTATACTGCTGCCCACGGTATTGTTGATGTCCGCGCAAAGCAACCTGTCCACCATCGAACTGCGGTGCTGTATCGATGCCGTTGACGTCAGATCCGTTGACACTATGGCTTTCAGCCCGCTTGCGGAAAGGAACACGGGTTCACCGTCAACATTGACTGCCGAAAGTTCGTTGAACGCGCCCACATCGTGAAGCCCGTATATTGACGGATATATTCTCGGCGTCAGGTCGGATTCGTTGTCCTGCGGAGAATGAAGAAATATTCCGCTCTCTCCCCGCACATCCTGTTTCAACGCAACAATGTACTTTCCGCACGCAAGCAAATCCTTAACACCCGCGCCGCCGTGGCTGTCAGTCACATAATCCGTGTCCGCCCAGTAAAGCGGGTTGCCCGCTCTCGACCAATACAGGCGGTTTTGTTTCCGCCCGTCGCATACAGCCGCAAAAACACGCTCGTCGAAAACAACAAAACGCCGCATATCAAAAACGGTGTCGTTTTCGCAGGAACCGCGATCGAACAGCACTCGAAACTCCGTTCCCGCGGCAGGCGCTTTTCCCTCGGCAAAAACTATCCCGGCAGCGCCCACCGTCACATCGGCCGTCTGTTTTGTCCACACGCCCGAAGCCGAAAGCAGATACACGGCAGCGGAAACGCCGCTTCCCGCATTCAGGTATTTCAATGTTTCCGCTTCCGCAAGATATTCAACGGTATAATACCGAGACATCATATTGTAGGGTATATTGCTGTTAAAGCCCCCGTTGCTGTTGCCGTTGATACCCACGAGCGGCGCCGTGTTCTCGTCTGGATATGCACCCGAGGCAGGCAATGAACCCGAAAATGTGCCGACTACGGGAACCCCGTCCTCGCCGATGTAAAAATATATGATTTTCTTCGTGCCTTTGTCGAAGAAATAAAAAGTGTTGTCGTATATAACCGCAGACATACGCACATTGTTTCTGTCCGCTTTTTCCGCTGTAAGTTCCTGCGAAATAACAACAGCGCCGGAAGACGGAACAACGTTTCCGTTTGATATTGTAAAAGCCTCCGACGCAGTATACTTCCACCAAAAAAGAACCTGTCCCATGCGGACAACATATCCGCCGCCGAACTCCGACATCTGCACAAGCCCGCTCATTATGTTTTTACCGTCAACCGTTACAGCCGAAGTGTCTATCGTGAATTTTATTCGGCTTCCGGGACGGGACGAAAGACTTACGCCTCCGTCCGCGCCGTAATCTTTCCACACGTTCACAAGCAGCGGCGAACGCGATTCGTCCATAACGGAGCCTTCGTTCATCAGGTCAAGCCCTTTTATAACACTTTGCCTGCGAACAGCCGTTTCCGCATAGTCTCTGTAATTGTACATTCCCGCTCACCTCTTACGCCAACCACCCGTGCGTGTCTTCAAGTTCCGTTTGTATCGGATTCGAACGAACGCATTGCGCAAGTTCGGCGTCAAACTTATTCCGCAGTATAACGGAAACAGACTTGTCGTTTCCGAGATATATTTCGGACGCTATATAGAAAGCCATAAGGTGAACCATATCGTCGGGCATATCTATTTTTGCGTCGTCGGAAGTATTCTCCGTTATCCTCTGCGGATAAGCGACATAGCAGACTTCATAAAGTCCCTCGCGCTCAAATGCGATTTCACTTTCGGACAGAACGGAATAGAACTCCGTATTCACGGGTATTCCGTCAACAAGCACGGGGTGTTTTTCCGCGAATGCCAAAAAGTCATCGGTTATTTTGTTCATATCATAGCGCTGTGCGGGCGCGGCGGGCGGCACGTCGTCAGAAAACAGATACGGATATATGCCGAGATTGCGCACCGAATACGCAAGGTCTCCCGTAAAGAGCACGTCTACGGTGTCGTCTTCCGTACTCTGCGGCGTGGTTGCCGTGTATCTTATATATTGCCCGTCGCTTTCCATGTCCACCTGTTCGAGCGGAACACCGTCCTGCGAGATATAGCACGTTCCCGTCCCGTCGCACTCGAATGTGATGCCCCGAAAGAACGGAAAAGACATTTCAATGTCGCTTGCTTCTCTGCGAAACTTCGTATTCGTCGCCATGTTCGGCAGTTTGCGGACGTTGATTCTCTCAATCTTTATTTTCTGCGCAACCGTCGTCGCAAGTTTCAGCATCGCCTGATTCGCCGCGTCATACATCTTCGGCAGATATTCTTTTTCAAAAACTTCTTCGCTCGGTTCGTCTATCTTCATCCGAACGCTTCTTTTCAGTTCTTTCCAGGTCATATTCTTTCCTCTTTCCAAAGAGGCGGCAGCCTCTGTTGTAAAGACCGCCGCCGCATTACATAATAATTATTTGCCGCCGCCGTTACGAAGATCTTCACCTTTATGTATTATGGTTTGACCGTTCGATGTGCCGGGCTTGATGGGCGCGTCAACTTTCTGATTTCCGTTGTTGCCTATCTTGCCGATATACGGCGAACAATTTCCGTTACTTGCCATAGCAAAAAACTCCTTTCGTCCTGTCGGCAAAGCGGAGCGGCAGTGTCACAAACCCGCTTCGCCGTGCCGACATCTTATCTTACGCCATCGCCTTTTGTGGCTTACTCCGTCGCCTTTCGCCGCTTACGCCGCGCCTCTCGGTCATGCGCTTGCGAAAAGGCTTGATACAAATTGTGTTCGGCTTACGCCAACGTTGTGCCGCCGCTTACGCCGCACATGGCAAAAGCGCGCCAATCGTTGAAGCCCGCACCGAAGCGCTGACGACCTTTCCAGATGTTGTTGTCGGTCGCTTCGTCAACATAGGACTTGATGATAAGCGGGGTTCTGTCGAACCATATCGCGCCGATGTTGTCCCTGTTGTAACGAGAGGACATAACTATCCACGGACTTGTTCCGGACGCCGCCTGCCAATACGGATTGACAATAACCGTCCATCTGCCGAACTGATAGTTCATTCCGTTGTTCGATGTCGCGGGGTCTTTGTCTGCGCCGATAGCCGCAAAAACGCTCTTTTTCAGAGCCGCATCGTTCGGAATGATTATGGTATCGGGCGTCACGTCAAGTATGTTTCCGTCGTCGTCCTTTGCGTTCTGCATCGCAGTCTCAACAAGTCCCAAAGCGTCAACGGAAAACGCATTGGAATACAGATTCGACTGTTTGAGTTTTGCGCTCGTTTTGGACGGGTGCTCTTTCGCGAACAGCGCAACGCCGTCCGCCGAAGCTGTATCAAACTTTCTGCCCCTGTATGTAACTGCCGTTGCGGTCGCTTCGGTCAGAAGTTTTGTGCCGAAATTAACTTTCGTTCTCTCCCAACTCGTTATGAAACCCGTCGGCTGTTTGCGCAGGTTGAGAACCTGTCCGTCTTCCATCGCCTTTTCGGTGATCTGGAAAGCACTCTTCCATTCAACGTGTTCGATGGTCTTTGAGTATCCCTCCTGATTTCCGACAACCGGATATGTACCGCCCTCTTCCACGGGGGTCGGACCGTCCATCGCGGTCATCGAAGAAATCTTTTCGGCGAAGTGTTTTGAAGTGTCCTTGCAAAATACGTCGTCGATGAAGTTATGCTGTTCAAATGCTTCGACTTTCTTTTCGATAAGCATCTTGATAGGCTCGTAAGACTTGCCGAACACGCTGTCATTAAGTCCCGAACCTTCGGTAAAAATTACATTTGCCGCCATTTTTCTCTCTCCTTTACATTAAGTGTTTGAGCTCGCCGGTGTCGGGTGCTTAAAGCATACGATATAGCCGTCTTCAAGCGCTCTGTTGACAACGACCGCCGTTCCCGCAGTCTTTGCCAAAGTTACGCCGTCCGTCGAAAGCGTGTAAGCCTTGCCCGGTTTGATGTCGGACGCGGTAACACCGCTTGCGGGTTCGATGTAGTATTCCGCATCTTCGGACACAACTTCGACAAGCACCTCGCCGCCTGCGGCAACGGTCGCCAAAGCGATACCCTCGGGCTTTTTATCTCCCGCGGCGGGCTTAACGCCTGCTTCGTCAAGATAAACGCCTGCGCCGCGAGTGATTGCAACCGCAGCGGCTCCCAAATTTCGCAGCGCGGGGTTCGCGCCTTTGAGACTTCTGAAAAATTCCATCTTCTGTTCTCCTTTACTTCTTTTTATCTCTTTGATAGTGCCGGGCGATCTCCTTATCGGTCACGTCCGGATTGAACGCTCTGTACTGCTCATACACGGCCTTCGGTATGGTAACGGCGTTACCGCCGCCCGACTTGCCGACGCCTTTCTGATGTTCTTTGTTGCTCATGTTTCTGACCGCTCTCCTTTCCGCCGCTCTGATGTCCGCGCTGACAGTCTGCTTATGCCTGTGCTCATTTATTTCCTGCGCGTGTGAAATCTCAAACGCGTCAAGTGCGGTCATTTTATCTTCATTGTACTGCATAACGCGCATAAACTTTTCGCCGAAACCGTCAACACTCTTTGCTTCGTTCGCCGCCCACGGATATTTCATTACTACAAGGTCATAATCCGCCTGACGCTTTTCGCGGGCAAATTCGGCGGCGTATCGAGCCGCGTCCCCTTTTTCCTGCTGCGTTCCGTCAAAGCCCGAAGCAAGCGCTTCCGAATTGTTTTCGTCATAACCGACAAATCTCAAAGCCTTGTTTTTCTGCTCGATTATTTTTTCTTTTTCGGCGAGTTCTCTTTTCAGCCTTTCGATTTCCGCTTCGTCCGTTTTCTTTTCATTTCCCGCGTCAGTCTGTTGCCGAGGTTCCTCCGTTAAGGCGGCACCGTCCTCCGCAGGATCTTCATTTGCATCATCTTCGTCTGCGGTCTCCGCCCCGTCCCCGTCTTCGTCAAGTTCGGCGTCCTCACTTTCATCTTCGTCATCGTCTTCGATAACAGCCTCGATATCTTCTTCCGTTTCTTCCTCTTCCCTGATTTCGAGTTCATCGTCGTCGATGTTAATGTTTTCGTTATCCATTGTGTCTGCTCCTTTTTTTTTATTTCATCGGCTGCCGCCGTTGATGTCTTTTCGGTTCTTTGCTGTCCGGGCATTTTTAACATTCCCCGTGGGGAATAGGAAAAAATTTTCCGTCTTTTGCGTTCCGGGCATTTTTAACATTCCCCCGATTATAACAATCCCTGTGCCTGCTGTATAAGCGCCGCGGTCTCTGCATCGTCCGCGTCATACGCTCCGTCCGCCGTCTCATCTGCCGTGCCCCATGCGGTACCGTCCGCGGCAAGTTCACCGCCCTGCATCTGCGCCGCCTGTGCCTGTTCTGCCTGTGCCTGCTGCATCTGCACGAACTTGTCCGCGATCTTCTTCGCACCGGGATAACCCTGTTCCGAAAGAGATTCCCAATACACTTGAAGCGTCGCGGGGTCTTGCGGGCTTCCGTATGCACCCGCCGCAAAGTTGTTTCGTATCTCTTCCCACATCGCCTGCCGGTCATTCGTGTACGCCGCCGTGCTGTCAATGTCGATAATATAATCGTCGTCGTAAACGTATTCACCCGTCACGGGGTCAACATCAAGGAAGTCATAGCGCGAGAACTTGTATGTCTTCTGCCCGCCGCTGCCGTCGTCTCCCCGAACCTCGATACTCTCGTCGGCAAACGCGAGCATAAGCTGAAATACCGCGGTATATATCCGCACATAAGCGCTCTTTTTGTTTTCGCGCTTCGACGAAAAGCGTCCCGCCGCCTGCGATATGGACGCCTGTTTTGCCGTGCCCGATGTCGCCGTGCTGTCCTGTTTGCCCTGAAAACTGTCCGTTACTCCGAGCGTGGACTGCGCGTCCTTGTAGATGATGTCAAGCATCGTCAGATCCTGCTGTATCGACGGTTCGAGCGTTATTGCGTTTATCATCTGCATTTGAGCAACATTGTCAATAAAAACCAACTTATCTTCTCTGTCGGAGGTCTCAATCTTCACACCTTTCGGCAAAGTGAGAACCGAACCGCCTTTGAGCAGTTTTTCCATGATTTTCGTAAACAGAATGTTGTACGCTTTCTGCTGCGGATATATAACGTCAACGTCGTTGTCTCCGAGAAACTTGCCGTACACGGAAACGTTTTTGCGGTTTATAACGGGCATAAGGTCGGGAACATAATATTTTATTTTCGTCTGTACGGTTTTCGCCTTTGCTATCCTTGTCCCGTCCACGTCAACAACTTCCTGTTCGGGGTTTCCCTCATCGTCAAAAACGGGCGTCTGCGCTTCGATACGGCTCCCGTCCGAAAGAATAACGGGCGCGTCGATAACTTCATAGTCTTCCGTTTGCTTCACAAATTCACGGCAACCGCATACGCACGTTCCGTCTTCGGCTTCATATTCGGGCTTGCCGCATTTCTTACACACTTTGCCCTGTCGGATGTAATAACTCTCAACGTCTTCAAGCACCGTGTCCGCCGCCCATGAAAACACGCCGAGTTTGCCGTTGTCGTTTATGTAATACGCCGTTATCTGCACTATCGTTTCTTCGGGGTTGTCCTGCGCCGAGCTTCCGAGCGTCTCGAATCCCTCCGCCGTCGTCGCGTCCTCATCGAGCGTAACGCCGTATTTCTTCTCGATATTTGTCTTTGTGTCCGTGTACTTGACAAATATGTAATCCATATCCGAAATGTCGCACAAACCCGCCTGAGGCACAACATCGTCCGGGTGAAGCAGACGCACATTCGGCAGTCCGCAATAGTTTTCGGTCTTTATCGTGTTGTCCCAAAAGACAACCGGAAAGGTCGAACCGTGTATCTTCGCAACACGTTCGTCAAGATCGTTAAGCTTTGTCAGGTCAACGACCTTTTTCCATGCATTCAAAAACGCTTCGAGCATTCTCGCGCGGTTCTGTTTTTTCTCGTCGTCGGTCGGCGCAATGACCTTTGGCGCGGGAATGGACGTGTCTATCTGCGTTTCGATAAGTTCAAACGTCAGATTTCGCCCGTATGGCGCTTCCGCTTTCGTCACATTGCCGCGGCTGTCATACACGGCAGTCGTGCCGCCGTATATCGCGTTGCGTCTCTCTATGCCCGCCGTCGCGTCTCGGTAAACATCGGCAGCGCGTCTGAACCGCTCCTGCCACATCCACAATTTATCTTTGTTTTCGTCCGTCATATCCGTTTTTCTCCCTCAAATTCCCAAACGTTTGGGATTTTCAAATCTCGAACAATACTTATTTCCGCCCGCCGCCGCAAACAAATTTTTTCCGCATTACGGTTTGCCCCACTTTTCAACCATCGCCGCACGGTCTTCGGCGCTTCCGTTCTCATAATCTTCGAGCATATCCGCCGTCCATTTTATTTTTTTGCCGACGTCCTTTTCTTCTCTCTCAAAACTCTGCTGCGGTCTGATATAATGCGCAATGGCAAGCGACATAACGCAGTCGTCGTGTTCTCCCTCCATTGCTTCGGGACGCCCTTTCTCATTGCGAACGAACGTCAGCATTTCTTCTATCGTCTTTGCGTCGTTAAAAAGTTCGACGCGCTCATTCGCAACTTTCGCAAGCATTGAAATAATGACGGGACGCGTCAGCTGCGTCGTCTTAAATCCGTAAGACTGCACTATTCCGTGCGTAAAACTGTCTTCGCGCTCACGCACATATTGCTTTTCGTAGCCGAGCCGTTCAAGTTCCTTGATGATGTATGTATTAAAATTCGATTCCACGCCGATAAGCGCATAATTATAATATTTGCCGAGACAATACAGCTGACGCACAAAATCGTCCTCGCCGTATTGCAGTCGCAAAACGGCAACCTGTTCGCCGCTTGTGTTGTCGAGCACCTGCGCCACATAAAAGTCGCTGCCCTCGCCCGCCGTGTCCGCCCCGATAACATACGGCACACCCGCCCGGACATCGCGATATATTTTCACAAAGCCGTTATCATCGCTTTCGAACGTCGCGTTTGATATGCCAGAACCGTCGTAAGCATACGAAAACGAGCCTGTACGGAAAGGACTTGACAGCAAGGACAACCGCGCCTGCAAATTCCGCGCGTTGAAAACGCTGTAACCAACTACGCCCCATTGTCCAAGACAGTAAACGTCATAATAGTATGGGTCGCTGTCCTTATAACTTTCAAGCAGTTTGCGGTACTCGTCCTCGATAAAATCGTTATCCTTGTATGTCGTCTTAACAACCGTCATCGCGTCGGTCTTGTTGTCCACAAAACGCTTTTTAAGCCAATGCGAAACGGTTATCGGGTTGAATGAAAGCACAATTTGTTTTCGGCTTTTGCCGCCGCGCAGACGTATATCAAGCTGGTTAAAACTCTTCTCCGAGATCTCTGACGCTTCTTCTACCCATACATCCGTCAGTTCGCCAGACGGGAACGTTATGGACTTTATCTTTTCGGGGTCGTCAAGACCTTTGAAAATAACCGTGTTGGAGTTATTCGCGCACGTTATCTTCATCTCGCCCTCGGATATGCGAAAAAGGCGGTCAAGCCCCCACCTCGATATAATCTGCTTGAACAGCGCAAAGGTTGAATTTCGGTTGGTGTCCGCAACCTGACGCACTACAAGCAGGTTGCATATAGGCTCCGTCATCAGACGGACAAGAAAACGTTGAACGACAAATACGCTTTTCCCGCTTCCCGCGCCGCCGTAAAGCACAAGATAACGTGTCCGACAGTCCAAAAGCGGCAGATAAACGCGATTGAATACGCGCTTGTCAATATTGACATTCATGTCATTCGCCCCTCTTCCGCCTGTCTCTTCATCTCCTTTTCCGTCCTCGCAGAAAACGTTTACATTTTCTGCGAACAGCCATGCGCGTGCCGCAAGGCGGCAATTTCGCGCGGCGTATTCAATCCTGCGCGCGGTTATTAACCGTAGTCATTGAACGTTACATTTATCTGCTCCGCTCCGAGACCTTTATTTTCTCTCTCGATAGCCGCTTTCTTGTCAAGCAAGATTCCGAAAGTCCTTGTCAGGTCCGATAACGTAACCTCTTTTTTCTCTTTTTCATCTCGCATAAACTGCTCCGAAAGCTCGCGGAACAGGTTCTGATACGCAAGGTTCATTACGTCGTCGATTTTTTCCGTCATCGCGCGCGCGGAATCCTCGCGAAGTTTCGCAAACTTTTCGTCATTTTTGTACTTTTTCACAATGTTCCTGCAAGTGCTCTCGGGAACACCCGCCAGCCTTGCAACCGCAGACATATTATCAGGTTCGGAAGCATACGCAACCATAACCGCGACTACCGTCGCCATTGACGTTTTTCGTCCTCGCAAACTTCGTTCAAACTCCTTTCCTCGCTGTATTTATATATAAAAATAAAAGCATTTTGCCGTTTTTAATTTGCTGTTTCCGGGCTTTTCCCTCTCTATTGTTTCGGTTTTCTCTTCAAGCCGCAGATTTCTTTTTTTTCTTTTCTTTGCTCTTGGTACGCATAGCGTTCGGCATAGATTCATTCGTTTACTCTTCTTTGCGAAAGATACCTATACGCCGCGCGAAATTGCCGCCTTGCCCGCTTCGGGCGACACGGAAAAATCGGAAAAAACCGTGCCGCCTCAGCGAACGCGCCGACAAGCTTACTATCGACGCTTAAAGGAAGGTGATAATATGACCCGCACAGCCTGTCAAACCGTGCAAAACCCGAAACCGCATCACACGGGCAGCCCGCCCCTTTGAAAAAGTACCGTGTGTTCTTTACCCCGACAAGGCGGCAAACGGAAAACCCGTCAAAAATGCCGCCGCTTGCCTATCCTGCACCCCCACTTTAATAAAAAAAGTGTATCATCGGGGAACACTTTTTAACAGTTCACAATTTGTTCAATATTTATTTTATCTTTTCTCTTGACATTGGCGTGCCAATGTGATATAATATATTTGCAAGGGGACGAGAAAGCCCCTAAAAACAAAAGGAGATAAAGAAATGACAACGCGAATCTATCTGACAGAAGTCTACAACGAAATCAAAAACCCGTTTGACCTCAAAAGAGGTTGCACCTCGTTCGATGATATTGATCTTCCTGTGCTGCAAGAGTTCGAAACATGGGAATCAGGACTGAAAGTTCTTAATTCAAAAAAATCTTCCGTCCGCGAAAACAGCGGCGCTGCGGGAGCATTCTTCTCCGTCCACGAATATTGGCTCGTCAAAGAAGAGTTCGAGACGGACGAAGACGGCGACGCAATCGGCGCAATCGACATGGATGCGGAAGCCTGTCCTTTCGCGAAGTTTGACGTTGACAACGACGACATGCAGACACTCGCAACTTTCGATTCTTACGCGGAAGCGGACGCATATATCAAGGCGCACAAAGAGTTCGACAACGGCGAACACGTCGTTATCGCATAGGGTGACGAACATGGCATTCAACCAGAAAGAATATATCAACGCATACAAGCGCGAACGTTACGCAAACATATCCATTCGCATAGATAAAAACAAAGCCGCAGAATTTCGGGCGCTCTGCACGGAACGAAACGACCGAATCAAAGACATCATAGAAGAGGCAATAGACCGCTACATTACCAAAGCAAATAAGGAGAAGATAAAAACTATGAAAAAAGATATTCTTGAAAAAAACGTAAAACAGATCACCGAATACATATCCTTGAAAGGCAAGATAATTCCGCGCATTGAGAAAGGACGCGACGAAAAACATACTTTCCTGTTCGGCGTGTACGGTCCCGAGGGTGTGGGACTTATCTCTCCCTGTAACTCTATTGAAGAAGCCATTCTTGAAATTGAAAAATGCAAAAAAGAAGACGACACAAACAATTACGAATACGGTCAATTCGACTATCTTGCACGGTGTAGCGTCTTAACCGCTGACGATGATAAACGTGAAGTCGTATTCGACGGAACTGGATATATTGACTTGATTTAATTTCAACCAAATAACAAAGAAAGAGCAGAACGTTCAGTTCTGCTCTTTCTTTATTCCCGTCCCTCGATAAGGAAATCCGTCGTTGTCCCGAGCACTCTCGCCGCGCGGGATATGAACTTCACGGACGGCGTCCGCTCCATAGCAAGAATATGCGTCACCGTCGCCCTCGGCATTCGCACCCGCCGCGCAAGTTCAGCCGTAGTCATTCTGTGCTCGCGCATAAGCAGGCGCACGCGGTCGGTAAGCCCGTATACAAGATACATCAGACCGTCTCCGACTTCTTCTGCTTGTCCGTGCGGTCTACGGTTATATAATTAGCGCAGCCTTTAACGGTCAGCACGGTTCCGTCCACCGTCAAAGATACCTTATCCGCGTGTTCATAGCCTATAAGGCTGCATGCATTCGCAAGCAGGTCAAAAACTTCGGGCGGCAAATTCTGGCACATTCCATCCAGCGTTAATACCGCTCGCGCTATTTTGTCTTTTCGCAGATACTCCGCCACCGAGGGTTCACAGTCACAGCGCCCGCCCTTGATATGTAACTGTCCGCAGAACGGGCAAGTCTCCAGTCCGTTCTCAACCTCGATTTTCTTATCATTCGTTGCTTCGCTCATTGCTTTATCTCCTTTCAGTCTCGGATTATACCGAGATATTTTTCAATTTCGTATTTTGCCGTCTCAAAGCCGTAGCAGACCGCACACTTATAGCCGGCAAGCATAAGACGCTCTATCCATTCATCTTGCGATGCAGATGTCTTATTCTTTCCGACCTTCATTTCGATAAACAGCCCGTGAAAGCCGCTTCGCGCCACGGCAAGCATTATGTCGGGCACGCCCGATTTCACTCCTGCCGCTTTCAGCCGCGCCGCTTCGGTCTTGTTTCGCAGTCCGCCGTTCGGTACGGCGAACAGATTTTTCAGTTCCGGATGCGCCGCCGCTTCATAAAACGCCCATGTAAACAAGTGCGTCTGCTCGATTTCCTCATTTCTTCTCACTTCATCACCTCATTTCTAACCCGCCCACACGTCGGCAGACCACGCGGGGATATGACTTTCGTCGTCTGTTTTATACATCACGACAGATAAATACCAATTCGCATTGTACTCATTCCACCTCGGAAACGCCCTCACAAACTTATATCCTTTGTATCGCTTCTCCCAGAACTCCGCATCGTCAACACGGTCGGCACACCATTTCTCAAGCTGACGCTTTGTCACGCCGCCGTCTTTGATTTTCACTTTCGGTTCTTCAAGATTTCGCGAATAGATAATTCTCTTCTTGCCCGCGCATTGCTTCGAGATATATCGCGCCGCCGCTTCGGGACCGAACGTGTCCGGGCGGAATCTGTCGCAGTTCACGCGCTCTCCCTTGTTCCACAGGGTTTCCATCGCCGAGCGCGAAAGCCCGCCCGTGATAAACAGGTGATAGTGATAGTTCGTCTGTCCTTTTTTCTCGCCCGTTTTGTATGTAACCTCTTCTATGGCTATCGCATACTTCAACGGCTCCGCCAGCTTTTCCGCCGTTCGTACAAGGCGCGATAAAGTCTGCTCAATATACTTATTCGGTGCGACACGGCAAAGCGCCTCCGTGTCTTCGATGTTCCGTTCCACCTCGCGCAGTTTTCTTTTTCGTGCGTCTCGAACCCTGCGCACATAGTTTCGAATGTTCTTTTGCGCTTCGTCCCAATCTTTCGGCGCCTGCGCCTGCGCATACGTCGGGTGCATCAAGTAGTCCCCGTCGTCGAAGTTTGCATTGACAAGCCTTATAAGTTTTTTTATAGCCTGTTGTCGGTTATACTTTGCCTGCGCCGCCGAACTCTGCTTTTCTTTCGGCGCACGCGTCGGCATCGCCCGTCCCGAGCGAAAAACGGGAAAGAAATCCGCTTCGAGCAATCTGCCGCTTACGGTTCTTTTCTCTCTCTGCATTTTCTTTCCCGCCTTTCTTTTTGATTTTATTTTTCTTATGCGCCGAACACGGCGAACTTGTTCACGGTGTCGCTCACCGTCTCCATCACGCTGTTGTACAGCGCGGTTTGCAGATACATTCTGCGATGTTTGATAAGCGTCTCCGTCTTTTCAAAAGTCCGTATAACCTGTAACACATTTTCATGCTCGATTTCGCCGTAAACTTCTTTCACGGTCTGCGTCGGCACCTGCCGCCCCTCTATTTTAACAAAGCCCTCATCCGGGCGCACAAGCACGTCCGCGATTATTCGCGCAAGTTCTATCGCAAAAGCTCTGTCTTCTTCATCGAAGCATTCAAGCTGAATATTTTCCGTTACCCTGTTCAGTATCGCCCGAAAGGACGGGACAGGACGGGACGGAGCAGCGCAGCGCATCTTTTCATCTTCCGTTTTTTCATAACTCCGCATTTTCAAAATCACCTCCGCATATCGTCCATTTAATACGATTTATTACAAGGTCGGAATAGAGCCGCCCCGCAGCTCCGTTTCCGCCCGTATTCAACTGTCAAAGTGCATTATATATAATATGTAGACTTATCGTTCCACACAGAAGAGAATAGCGTTCTCCTTATCACAATCATAAGGCGCCATCTCGACCGTGGTATACACATCTTCCGCATTAGCACCAATCTCAACAAGCCTCAATGTCTTGACTTCGAAATTAAGTTTCGCTTCCCGACCTGCCTCCATACCCGACAGCATATTCATAAGTTCATATACTTTCATATTATATATCTCTCCTAAAACGGAAGATCCTCGTCATCAGCCGCCGCAAGGTCGGCAAGATATTCGTCCCCGTCTTTCTTCTCCTCTGCCGCCGCTCCTCCCGCTTCCGCAGACGCCGCCGCTTCGGGCTTGTCCCGCTTCGATTCGCCGAACTGTATTTCCTCGATAAAGACATCTGTCGTTTTGACCTTTTTATCCCCTATCGTCCGCGTCGCTGTCCGCAGCGTGCCGAATATGATTATTGCCGCGCCTTTCCGGAAATGCTTCCCGAGAAATTCCGCGCGCTCTCCGAACGCCACGCAGTCAATAAAGTCCGCCGCGCTCTCCGTCGCGTCTTTCGCCTTCGGGCGGTTCACGGCAACCGAGACACGGCTGTATGCTTTTCCGTTACCGCTCTGCCGCACTTCCGGGTCATACGTCAAACGTCCCATAACAACAACTTTGTTGACGTTCATATCTTTCCTCCTTTCAAATCTATAAACACTTCGCAATCCCCGAACTTGACGGCTTCATACTTCGACAAACGTCCGCGCAGAAACTCCGTCCTCTCTTTTTCCCTCTTCAAAAGCGTGTTCGCTTTTATCTCGCCGAGCGTCGCCGCTATTCCAAGTCCGCAAAACTCTTCCGCTTTCTTCTCCGCTATCTCCGCTTTCGCTTCCGCCCGCGCAAGCCTTTCTTTCAGCAGCCTGTTTTTCTCCGTCAGTTCCGCGTTGCGTCTTCTTAACTTGTTATACATCATTTGTCATTCCACCTTTCCATAATTTTTTTTCTACTTTCTTTCAAGACAAAAATCGATTCTTCCCTTTCTTGATATAAAGTTTGAAAACCGCTATACTTTTTCTCATCGACAAGTCGGTTTCTCCGTCGCCGAAAGCACGGAAATAAGCCGCAGAGGCTTCGGGGTTTTCAAACTCGTACAACTTTTCATAGTCATTGCAAAGGTCAGAACCGCAAATCCAATTGTCTGCGCCGCAACGATACATTCCGCGTTCTTCGGGGTTTACTTCCTCTTCGTATGTCCTTTTGGGAAAAATGGAATAATAAGTATCTCTAAAATTTTTCTGTGTCATCGCAAACCCATTTTCAGCCACGAACTTAACCCGCATGGGCTTTATCCAATCGTTGACCTTTACCAAGTCCCCGACCTCGATTGAATCGAGTACCGATTTGTTTATTTCGTTTGCCGAATAGCAAACATATCCTTGCTTTTTACATTTCATTTTTTTCACGCTCCTTCAACGCCTGTTTCGCTTCCTCGCGTGAGAAAAATACGGTTTTGCCGATTTCGTTAGAATTTATTTCGTGTACATATCTCCAAACAATTCCCTCTTTGATTTTCCACTCAACAAAAGTTGAGAACAACTCTACACGAATTGCTGTTACTCTGTATTCGCTGATAGTGCCTCTATCCGTCGGTTCATAAAGTATATCTCCCACCTTGCATGGCGGTTTCACCAATAAAGAACGGTCTTGAAAGTTTTCGCAAGTATCCTCTACATTATTTGTTTCAGCAATAATTCTCTTTTCCCCGTCGCTATCCTTTGTTTTCAAACGACCGGCATAGTAGCACACGTTATGATGAATGCAATCTCTACAAGTCATTTCCTCTTCTCCTTTTTCCACGCTTTAACCGCTCTGCGCAAAAACAACTTCGTTTTTCCGCAGTAATGACAATTTCGACACTCGACGTGCCACCACCACGGCAGAAACGCCGAAGCTGTATGCACGAGACGAATATACGTCGAACCGCAAGCGGGACAGCGAAAACACTTTGCTTTCTGTTTTTTGTAATTTATCATCTTTGCCGCTTCACGCAATCTCACAAATACGTTCCTCCCGAATAAGGATCACTTTCCCACTCCGCCCCGCACTTTGGACAGACATAACAGTCAATTACTGTCTGATAGTTATAACCATACCTTCTGTACGTTCTGGATTCTTTTCTGAATATTGAAGCAATATCTTTTGATTTATCCTCTATATCTTTCATTCCACAATGCGGGCAAACATTACAGCCTTTATTTGCTCTTTCTTTTTCAGTCTCAATAACACCTGTCTTAATTATCTTCATAGAGATTCTCCTTGTTTTATTTCTTTTCTGTAAACAACAAGCGTAGACGGAAACGGCGCGGAATTTTTGCGGCCTCCGAATTTCAAGCGTCCTTTGACAAATCTAACTTCTGCTTTCACGCTCCTTTCATAAAACACATCCAATGTGTCTTTGCCTGTTTACCGCTTTTATGTCCAAACAACGGGGTATGCCCGATAATATTCAAGATTTCTTTGACGGATATGTCGGTTTCCGACCACTTAAAAACGAGAGTTCCGTTAGATTTCAATACTCGCAGGCATTCGGAAAATCCTTTTCTCAACATCTCTCTCCAATTTCCTGTCAGTCGACCGTATTTTTTCGCAAGCCATGAATTTTTGCCAACGTGAACAAGATGCGGCGGGTCAAAGACCACAAGATAAAAGGTTTCGTCTTCAAAAGGCAAATCAGTGAAGTCGGCTACCGTATCGGGCTTAACGGAACAGTATCGAATCGCCTTTCCGTCCCCCGACTTCCATATCTGCGCGTCTTCAAACTCTCGGCAGTCCACAAACTCAACATCGGGATTTTTTTTGTCAAACCAAAACATTCGAGATCCGCAGCAAGCGTCAAGAATTCTTTTGCTCATTGCTTTCACGCTCCTTCAACGCCCGCCCACTTTAACGCTTGACCGCATTCGTCGCAGTACTTCGGCATTTCCCACGCCATAGCGTCAATATATCCGACATATCTACCGCAAGAGGGACAGTTATAAGATATTCCGTCGCCCCGTTCAACGGGCTTTCTCGGTGTCTGCTTTTTAAGTGCTTCAACCCACTTATCAATATTTATAAAATCCGCGCAAGGCTCTTTTTCCAAAAGTCTGCTTCCGTTTGCATATCGGCAAACGCCGAAAGACCGACAGTCTTTACAGTACATTTTTCTTCTCCTCCCTTACAAACCGACAAAGTTTCTCCGAAACTATTTCCGCGGCTTTTCTGAACGGAATCTCTTTTACGCCACCGAGCTCGGTTCTTTCAATAAAAAATCCGTTATATTTATACGGTCTACTCTGCATTGCCGCATACAGTAGTGCTTTTAAGGCAAGACGTTCGGTGTCAGTTTCGAAAGAACAGTTTTCTTGATAATCTTCAAAATGTTCACCGGGCTTACACAGTTTGTGATATTTACAATCTCTACAAGTCATTTTCTCTTCTCCTTATTCCAACTTTTAACCGCTCTGCGCAAAAACAACTTCGTTTTTCCGCAGTAATAACATTTCTGACACTCGACGTGCCACCACCACGGCAGACGCGACGATGCACTATGCACAAGAAGAAGACACGTCGAGCCGCAAGCGGGGCAGCAAAAACACTTTGCTTTCCGTTTTTTGTAATTATTCATCTCCCGCACACGATCGCCGAAAGAATGATAAGCCCTATCACCGCAACCGTCAGCGCGGCGTCCTTATACTTTCCGATTCTTCTTAACATATCCATGTCCTCTCTTTCCGTATATGTATGTTTTAGTTGCCATGTTTGTTTACCTCGTTTCCCCAGACATCCCAGCCCGGTGTTGTATTCCTTGCAAAAAGCTCTATGTAAGAGTTGTCCCCCCCCCATAAGCTCCCGGATCTTATCTCGCGTAATATCCGGCTTTTGGGAATGGGCACGCAACGGTGCAAAAATAAGTTGGCTTACGCTGTTGCTTGCCCTGTGGGGTTTACCCTTAACGGCTATAAGGCATGGCTCTGTGTTTCCCCTTGTCCAACGCCCAAGACCAAAAAAGTAACCGTCACCACTGCGGTTTTGTTTTACCCACTGAAAGCCGATGCTTTTATACTTAAAGCCCCACGCCTCAATTACTTTCAATGCCTCTTCGAGCTTAGGGTAAGTTGCCCAAAGGAAAAGCACGCAGTTATCAGCCGCCAGATCCTGCACCGGCAGGCTGCATATATCCTCAATACGCATTGTGGGGTAGTGGTCGGCGGCATTGCCTTTGCATCGCTCGTCCCGGTATTTCCACGGTGGATCTGCGTATATAACGCTGTATTTTTTATTTGGAAAAGGTATCATAAAATCAGTCTCCTTTCTTTTTCACTCCGTCAACCTCGATCTCGTCCACGTCGTCCCAAAAACCTTTGTTCCCTCTGCAAATGCCGAACAACGGACATCTCTTCAACGCCACGGCACATTCCCTGCTGCGTTCCCTGCGCCCCCAACAAAACTCACGAAAGAACTCGATCGCGTTTGTTTTCTTCTTTTCTCCGAAATATCCCCCGAACCTGTTCGCAAACATCATCGCAGGCAGTATTCCGTACTTTTCAAAAAACGGCGCCCATTCTCCCGAAGCGTCGGCCGTGACCACATCATCATCAAGTTTTTTCGAACTCACAACCGCAAGCAGCCTCCCGTTCACTGATATGAACGTATGCTCCCCCGTGTCGCTTATCTTATATGTAAGTGTCAT